GGTAAACTCATGAAAGGCTCTTCTCACCCGAAGAAGAAAAGAAAGAAGCGTGGCAAGTAGACGTAAGTCTTCGGCCAAGAAAAGAAATATACCCGTAAACAAAAAGCTGTATGCTAGAATAAAAGCAAAGACAAAGAGAAAGTTTGCAGTTTATCCTAGCGCTTATGCGAACGCTTACCTAGTAAAAGAATACAAGAAAGCGGGTGGGAGGTATAGACGTGGCTAAGACCGGACTGAAGAGATGGTTTGGAGAAAACTGGGTAGACATCTCAAGACCAAAGAAAGGCGGAGGGTTTAAGTCCTGCGGCCGTAAGAAAGCAAAGAAAAGCCGAAAAGGATATCCAAAGTGCGTACCAGCAGCTAAAGCTGCAAGAATGAGCAAGAGTCAGATACGTTCAGCTGTAAGACGAAAGCGTGCAAAGCCACAGGGAGTCAAAGGCAAACCAACGTATGTAAGAACGAAGGCTCGTAGAAGAAGGAAAAAGTAAATGGTTGATATACTCTTAACTTTCTGGCAGTGGACTGCCTTTGCAATACTAGTTTTAGTAGGGTATGTCTTTAGTAAGTTTGATGGCCAAGGAGAGTATAGGGTTGGTTTTGAGGTTAAAGAAATGCCTCACATGAAGCCGATTACTATTGAGACCAAGAATAAAGGGTTCTGGAAAGGAATTGCAATGTGGTTACTTAGTACTCGTAGGTGGGAAATCTGCGATAACTTTCACTATAAGCTAGACGGCAAAGATTACATGATACCAGCAGGCTTTCAGTTTGATGGGGCGTCAGTACCTAAGTTTCTAGCAATGTGGTTGTCTCCCACCGGAGTTCTTTTGATGGGTGGGTTGATTCACGACTACGGGTATAAGTATGCTACTCTCATGACTCCAGACTATAAGAATATTGGTCAGAAGAGTCAGGCAGATATGGACAAACTTTTCAGAGACATTTGTATCGAAGTTAATGGTTTTAAATTTTTAAACTATCTCGCTTACTGGGCATTAGCCGCGGTAGGTTTCTTAGCTTGGAATAAGCACAAGAAAAATGGAACACACTTAGAGGAGGATACATGAGTGAAATAGATAACTCTCCGCATCCCGCTGATACTAATGGCGATGGTAAGGTTTCCGAAACAGAAGAACAGATGTTTTTAGAATTTAAACGAAAAGAGCTGGAAGACGCAGATGCAATGCGAGACGCTCAAAGAAAGATGACTTGGTTTGCTTTAGGCGGACTACTGCTGTACCCAGGTGCCGTAGTATTTGCTTCTCTAGTTGGTTTGGATGAAGCACAGAAAACGCTTGGTTCTATGGCTCCTACATACTTTGTCGCAGTGGCAGGTATTGTAGCAGCTTTTTTTGGAACACAGGCATACTCTAAAAATAAAAAATAACTGAGTACTAAATGGCAATTGAAATAAGCAGAAAAGATATTGTATCTGATATGATACACGATTTACAATCTGAGACAAGGTTTCTCAAATTACCAGTAAATCCATACTTGGAGATGCTCGGCGTAGAACCTCTTGCCTCACAGAAGGCTATAATAAATGCAATAAATAATCCTAAGTACCGTTTTGTATGTGCGGCAGTCTCTAGGAGACAGGGTAAAACCTATATTGCAAATATTATCGGGCAGCTAGTCTCACTAGTTCCCAATTCGAACATACTGATCATGTCCCCGAACTATGCCTTGTCTCAGATTTCTTTTGATTTACAACGAACACTGATTAAGCACTTTGATCTTGAAGTTACAAAAGACAACGCAAAAGACAAAGTGATTGAAATGTCCAACGGCTCTAGTATTCGTATGGGTTCGGTTAATCAGGTTGACTCCTGTGTTGGTCGCTCCTACGATCTTATTATATTTGATGAAGCAGCCCTAGCGGATGGAAAGGATGCCTTTAACGTAGCCCTACGTCCTACACTGGATAAAGAAAATTCCAAAGCGATATTTATATCCACGCCACGAGGCAAAAACAACTGGTTCTCTGAATTCTTCTTCAGAGGCTTCCAAGACGACTTCCAGGAATGGGCATCGATTAGAGCGACTTATAGGGACAATCCTCGGATGTCTGAAAACGATATTCAGGAAGCTAGAAAATCGATGTCTGAATCCGAGTTTAAGCAAGAGTACGAAGCAGACTTTAACACCTATGAAGGTCAAATATGGAACTTCAACCACGAAGAATGTATCTTCAACGGGAGTGAATTGGATACGTCAAAGATGGATGTATTTGCGGGGTTGGATGTAGGTTACAGAGACCCGACTGCGTTCTGTGTAATCGGTTACGACTGGGACGAGCAGAAATACTACTTACTTGACGAGTACTTAGACGCAGAGCAGACAACAGAGAAGCACGCCCAAGAGATACAGGTTCTAATTAAAAAGTGGGATATAGACTACATTTATATTGATTCCGCTGCACAGCAGACACGATTCGACTTTGCTCAAAACTACGATATCTCAACTATTAACGCAAAGAAGTCCGTACTAGACGGTATAGCACAGGTTGCTGGAATCGTAGATAATAATACTTTGTTTGTAGAACAGGCATGTAAAGAAACTCTCTCTGCGTTAGATCAATACCAGTGGGATGCCAACCCTAACCTTGCAAGAGAGAAACCGAAACACAATTACGCATCGCACATGGCGGACGCGTTAAGATATGGACTCTATTCATTTGAGACTTCGGCAACAAGTTTTTAGGATACCTGGTCAAAAATAGTTATTGACATAGTACCTCAAACTAGATATAATTCTTCTAATCGAAAATAGAAATCCAAAAAAACCCGATGGTTAAATTAAAACGAGATATAGTAAAATATATTCGAGATAAGGCAAAGAATAAATACCAGAAGGGTTCGGCTTGTGAGATTTGTGACGCTACAGAACGATTGGATTTTCACCATTTCTATAGTCTTGCACCTTTAGTGCATAAGTGGATACGCGAAAACAAACTTAACCCAGAGTACATTCTGGCAATAAGAGAAGACTTCATAGAACAGCATGAAGCAGAACTTTACGAGCATACTGCAACACTGTGTCATAAACATCACATGCAGTTGCACAAAGTATATGGAAGAGACCCTGGACTAGGAACGGCACATAAACAAATGCGGTGGGTCGAGATTCAAAGAGAAAAACATAATGGCATGGTATAACAATATTTTTGGCGGGAAAGCTGTAGAGGAAAAAAATAATCCCGCTCAAGAACTTTTAGGCGGAACTTCAGAAACTACTCGCGAACCGACTATAAGTTACGAGCGTCAGTACGAAGAGCTCGAAATTGTTAACCGTGGCGTAAATATGATAGTAGATGACGCAGCAGAGATACCTTCAACTATTATCGGCTCCAGACGAAATACCGGAGTTGTTAAAGCAGTAAAAAGAGCCAAAGTAGATCAGTTACTTAATGTAGAGCCTAACTTATTTCAAGATATTAATACATTTAAGCGTAACCTTATAACAGACTTTATACTTGACGGAAACATATTTATATACTATGATGGAGCTCATCTCTATCATCTGCCCTCCAGTAAAATGGCGATACATGCTAGTAAAGATACTTACATAGAGCGGTTTACTTTTTCACAGGCTGTTGACTATTCACCTAAAGAGATTATTCATATAAAAGAAAATTCTTTCTACTCAATTTATAGAGGAGTACCTCGTTTGAGTCCTGCCCTTCGAACCATGCAACTTATAGGTTCTATGCGTAAATTTCAAGATAACTTTTTCAAGAACGGAGCAGTGCCCGGTCTAGTACTTAAAAGTCCTAACACTTTATCCGAGAAAATCAAAGAAAGAATGATACAATCTTGGGGCGTAAGATATAGACCAGAAGCCGGAGGAAGAAGACCTTTAATTCTTGATGGTGGAATAGAGATAGATTCTATATCAAATAGTAATTTTAAAGATTTAGACTTTCAAAATTCTATAGCAGAAAACGAAAAGATAATTTTGAAGGCGCTTGGAGTACCTCCAATACTTTTGGACTCTGGTAACAACGCTAATATTCGCCCGAATTTACGACTCTACTATTTGGAGACTATATTACCTATTGTTAGAAAAATTAACTTTGGATTCGAAAGATTTTTCGGATTTGAGATAAAAGAAGATATTACAAATATACCTGCTTTACAGCCAGAGCTACGAGACCAATCTTCGTACTACACTTCATTAGTTAATGGAGGAATTATATCTCCTAACGAAGCTAGAAATGCGCTAGGCTTTGAACCCGTAGATGGTGGAGATGAAGTAAGAATACCTGCAAATATAACAGGAAGCGCATCAAACCCAGATGAAGGCGGCAGGCCCGTCGAGGAAGAGGAAGAATAAATGTCCGGCTCATCAAGACAAAAGAAAGAAATGGCAGTAAAGATGGCAATGTATTTTGCAGAAAGAGGATATATTCCTAGTCCACAAGCGTTTTCTGCGGACTCTCTTAGGCCTCCCATGATAAAACTTTCTACTATTAGAAAAGTATTTAACTCTTGGTCTATCATGGCAGCCTACACAAAATCTTTTTGTCCCGAAGTAATGCGTGGGATAACTGGTGAACAGCCTAAGCCTGTGGTCAACCCATTAGAGGCTCTAAAGGCAAAGCCCGCTGAAATAGCGGAAAGCGAGGTGGTAGATGGAAAAGATATTTAATCTCACCTCTACTTTTAAGTCTCATACTGATGATGAAGGCAGCATCATGATTCGAGGTATGGCAAGTACTGCTGATTTTGATCGCGCGGGCGATTCTATTTCAGCGGACGCATGGACTAAAGGTGGATTGAATAATTTTGAGAAGAATCCAATTATTCTTTTCAATCACGATTACAACCGACCAATAGGCAGAGCCACAGGTTTAAAGGCTTCTGGTGACGGGTTGGAACTTACTGCGAAAATCAGTAAAGCTGCTAAAGATGTAGCAGAGTTAGTTAAAGACGGTGTTCTTGGGGCCTTTTCTGTTGGTTTTCGAGTCAAGGACGCTGATTATTTAGAGGAAACCGACGGATTAAGAATAAAGGACGCTGAGTTGTTTGAGGTATCGGTAGTATCCGTACCATGTAATCAATCAGCTACTTTTTCACTAGCGAAATCTTTTGACTCGATGGCTGAGTACGAGGATTTCAAAAAAACTTTCACTATTAGTGACGGGACGCAAGTCCAAAAGGAGATACAAATGTCTGAAGAGACAAATCAACCCGTTGACTTGGAAGCTTTTGCTAAAAAAGTAGCTGAGGAAACTGCTGCTAAAATTGCAATGAAGCAAGCCGAGCAAAAAGCAGCCGAAGAGGCTGTACAAAAAGAAGTTGCTGAGAAAGCCGCTGTAGAAGCAGAAGCTAAAGCAGAGCAGGATAAGCAAGTTCAATCAGCAATCGTAACTGGCATTGAGTCAGGTGCAGAACGTCTCATGGCTGACGTCGAATCTAAAATGTCCGAAAAGGACGCGCAGATCGCCGAAATCATGAAGCAACACGAGTCTGACCTCAAAGAGAAGTCTGACGAAATCTCTAAGATGCGTGATTCCAAGCGAGTTTTTGAAAATCGTGGCGGAAGCGACATAACTAAGTGGGGCAAAGACTTCCTTGGTGCACACATCCTTGGTAAAGTTACCAAGAAAGGCTGGAACACAGACTATGCGCAAGATCTTTTGCAAAAAGCTGGCGTAACTTATGATGCTACTAGCGCAGCTGGTATCGACGTAAGTGTTTCAGGTGCTTTCGAAGAAGAAGTACGACTTGAGCAGAAAATTGCTCCTCTCTTCCGAGAAATCGCTGTAGCCTCAGGCGCAACTGTATTACCAGTAGCTCCTGATACCGAAAATGCAAACTGGAATGGTACTGGTCTTGAGACCACTGCTAACCTTTTGGAAGAGTCAGGTGCTTCGGATAACAACTATAATGTTAACCGAGTATTGCTCCAGGCTTACAGACTCGTTTCTGGTACATTCATTGCGAATGACACAGATGAGCAGGTAGTAATTAGTGTGCTTCCTATCATCACTTCAGCAATCGCACGAGCACACGCAAAAGCAATTGATTCTGCTATTATGATCGGAAACGCTTCTTTTGTAGGTCTTGTAGGTGGAGCTGGCACTGACGGCGCAGGTTCATTCCTTGCTGCTGATACAGCTCTTGTAACTGACCCTGATGCATCTGGTACTTCTGATGCGATCACAGGTGCTAACCTGTTGTCAATCCGCTCTGAAATGGGCAAGTACGGTATTAATCCTACTGATGTTGCATACATCGTTGGTATTGACCAGTACTACAACCTCATCGCTGATGCAGCTTTCTCTGATGTATCAGAAGTTGGCTCCGATACAGCAATGAAACTTGTTGGTCAAGTTGGAAGCATATACGGTTCACCTGTAATTGCTACTGACGTACTGGCTCAAGGTACTAAAGAAACTGGTGCCTTTACTGGTACAGCCGCTGTTGCAGTTAATATGCGCAACTATGTTATGCCCCGATTGAAGGGTGTTAGCATCGAGACTGACTACGAAGTAGCTGGTCAGCGCACGGCTATCGTTGCCGCTCAATCACTCGGATTTAACGAGTTGGTTGCTGGCGTAACAAACAACGAGCCTGCTGTACGAATCGAGTATCAGTAATCGATACTTCTGATTACCTCGGTAATCATGGGAACTGGGGGAGGTTATCCTCCCCTAAGTTTTTACTAATTAACTTATGGCAGATTTAATAACATTACAGCAGTATAAAACGGCAGAGGGTATAACTCAGCCTAAAGATGACGCTCGCCTGAACGTTTTAATACCTTCAGTAAGTCAATTAGTAAAATCTTATTGCGGAAATAGTTTTGTAGACTATTACTCTAGCAACAAAACCGAACTTTTCACAATTGATTGGGGAACCTACATAGTTCAACTAACAGAAGGCCCTGTCAATAGTATAGTAAGCGTTCAAGAGACTGAAAACTATGGAGGCGTTTTAAAAACTCTTACTACTACAGCTCAAGAATACGCTTTAAATGCTTCAACAGATTGTATTTACAGAACAACTAATGCAGGCTATAAAAACTGGCCTGTAGGCGTGGAGACAGTAAAAATAGTATACACAGCAGGATATGATGTAATACCAGGAGACTTAAAACTTGCGGTACTCGATCTTGTTACATACTACTTAAAAGATGAGCATAAAGCTCGACAGAGTATAGCAGGAGCTAGCATACAGAATCAGAGCAGCTCCACACAAAGAGATAATGTTTCTTTTCCAGATCACATTAAGAGAGTCTTAGACTTGTATAAAAACTTTTAAATGAGTTCTTCAGCTTTCAGGCA